CGTGAGGTAAAATGCTATGCAATTGTGACATATCAAAATGCAGATGGTGAAGCACAGACGTTTGTTTTAAGAGATGAATATCCTAATACTCAAAAATGTGCAAAGCTGATAGAGCAATTAAAACCCAAAATTACAGCTAGGATGAATAGAGTGGAATTATAAAGATAGAGAATCCCCGCTTACATGACGTAGGCGGGGGTTCTTTATAAAAATAGTAAATTATGGAAATACTATTGACTCTGTAAACAATATGTAATACAATTTGTTTACAGAGAAAGGAGGTGGGAAAAATGGGAGTGGTAAAAAGTTTTAGAATGAACGATAGAATAGAAAATATGTTCAACTCTATCAAAAAGATTAATACAGGTTCAGATACAGAAATCTTAAATAGCAGTATCGAAATGCGATTTGAGAGTTATTCAGAAATTTATAATCCTCATTTTAGGGAAAAGGTAATGAAATTCCTTAAAGAAGATAAAGAGTTATTTATGAAACTGTGTGATATTTTGGAGCCAATGTCATATGCGGACGGTTATTTTTTAGAAGAAGAAGTAAGAAGATTCATGTCAACTGCTGAAGCAGATAGTTTTTTTGATGCTATTGATGATTATGAATTGCAAAGTGGAGATTTTCAGAAATACGGAAAGATAAGTAGTATGTTGACAAAAAATAATCAGTGCACAGAAGAAGATCTGCAAAGACTTGCACAAAATATGGATTTGTATTATGAACAAAAAAAATAGAAGTTGCGCCCCGACCAAAGTTTGCAACTTCTATAACAAATCGGAAATGAGTGCAAGCACTATTCCTTTGTGCATTGTAACTTATTTCCTTTTGAAAGTCAATTTTGAAGAAAGGAAAAGTTAATAATGAATGGTTTAACAGTAATTGAAAATGAGTTAGTGCCGGTATACGAGACAAGCACCGGGGAAAAGGTAGTGTATGGTTCGGAACTTCATGAAGTTCTTGGAGTAAAGAGCAAATTTGCAGACTGGATTAAAAACCGCTTGAATGATTGCGAAGCTGTTGAATATGAGGACTTTGAGGCGTTTTCTAAAAATTTAGAAAACGGTGGGCGTACAAAAGAATACATTCTCAGACTTGATACCGCCAAGGAAATGGCGATGCTTGAGCGTAACGAAAAAGGTAAACAGGTGCGCAGATATTTCATCCAGGTAGAGAAGAAGTTCAAGGCAGGCAAGACAAGCAAAAAGGTGCAGAGTGTGAAGAAAGAGAAACTTCCATCCGTAAATATGATGGTGAAGAACATCAAGGAAGCCTTGCACGATGCCGGAGTGGATTCCAAGTACATAGCTGCTGAAGTGGTAAGGATCTATTCCGATTCTGGTTATCCGGTCAATGCCCCGTTAATCTCTGATACGCCAAAGCTGTGGGACTGCACGACCATTGCCAAAGAAATCGGTATCTATTCGGAATCCGGCAGACCGCATGACAAGGCGGTGAGCGCGATCATCCAGAAGCTTGACATCTTCACGGATGAAGTCGTGAGGACGGCATACAGCCGGAACGGACACGACGGTGTTACGGTTCAGTATAAGGACAGCGTTTTCCAGAAAGTAGTGGAATGGTTGCAGGAGAATGGTTATCCGACAGTCATCGAACTGAAACTTGCAAACGGCAATGTGAATAAGTGCCGGGTAGTGTATGGGGAGGTGGCTTAGCATGGATGAGAAGTTGGATGAAATGACAAAAAACTTTTTGCATGAGCTTGATGGAATGTCACCAGAGAAGATAGAGCAGTTAAGAACAGAGTGGGTGAAGGAAATTGCCAATAGAAAGGCAGAATTAAAAAGTTTTGAAGGCGTTACAGACTATGTTAATGCTGTGTGTGATGTGGCAATTAGCAGAGCGAAGAAGAGACTGGCTGTTGCATAGGAGGAGCTTTATGGATAATGGGGAAGTATTTATGAAGCTGATGCATTTAGCAACTCAAAATCAAATTGCAGTGAAGTTTGTACCGTTCACAGTGTCATATGCTCGTCTTAAAGGAAACCCACAGGGGATGAGAATGGGAATTTCTCAAAATCTCCAAACTATCGAGGAAGTCAATTACAATTTGGCACATGAACTGGCGCACGCATATCTGCACTACGACAAAGGCGACACTATCAATAGTGGGATGCATGAGCAATATGAAGAGCAGGCAGACAGAGCGGCAAAAATGCTGTTGGATGCAATAGGAGCATAAGGTAATTAGAGAGCTTGGAAACAGGCTCTCTTTTTATATATTATTTTAATAGGAAAGGAGGAATGACCGTGGCATACAGATTGTATATGGATGGCATTTTATTTCCCGTTACGCCGTCCAAGATCACCATGAAAATTAACGGCAAAAATGAAACGGTCACACTGATCAATGAGGGGGAAGCCAATATTTTAAAAAGCCCCGGGCTGACGGACGTGGATTTTGAGCTGCTGCTTCCGGCGGTGCAGTACCCGTTTGCGGTATACCCGAGCGGATTCCGTCCGGCAAAATACTATCTGGACAAGCTGGAAGCGTTGATGAGCGCCAAGAGTGCATTTCAGTATGTGGTCACGCGAACGGATGGAACGAATCAGCGTTTGTTTGATACCAGCATGAAGGTATCGATTGAAAGCTACGACATCGTGGAGGACGCGGGGGAAGGGCTGGATGTAACGGTAAAAGTAAAGCTCCGGCAGTACCGGGAATTCACAACCAAGGCGTGTACGATTGACATTTCGCTTCCGAAGCCGAGAGCTGCAATGCAGGCAGCAAGAGCGGCATCATCCAACGCGCCGTCCGGCGGGTCTTACACGGTGAAAAAGGGGGATTGCCTGTGGAAGATTGCAAAGCAGTATTATGGGAACGGAAGCAAGTGGGGAACGATTTACAATGCCAATAAGTCGGTGATCGGCGGGAATCCGAATCTGATCTATCCGGGGCAGGTACTTGCCATTCCGGCGGCGTAGGAGGGACATATGTACGAGTTATTGATACAGCATGATAGCACGGCGTATATGCCGCCTGTGAAAGAAGAAGTGAAGGTTACGACGGAGCGGCAGATCAGCCCCGGAGTGCTCGAATTCAGCTTTGTGGACACTGGAATCAATATTGGAAATGGTGATCCGGTTCGGTTCAAGGATGCAGATGGAAAAGAAGTGTTCTATGGATTCATTTTTCGCATGAAACGCGATCGCAGTAACATTGTGACGATTACGGCATATGACCAGATACGGTATCTGAAGAATAAGGATACGCTCGTATATGAGAATAAGACGGCGGATGGTGTGGTGGCGCTGATCGGTGAGAAGTATGGATTTAACATCGGTACACTTGCCAATACGGTGTGGGTGATCGCGTCGCGGGTGGAAGATAATGTGTCGCTGCTTGATATGATCAGTAATGCCCTGGATCAGACGTTGCAGAATACGGGGGACTTGTACATCCTGCATGACGATTTTGGAAAGCTGAATTTGTCTTTCCTCGGTGATATGTATGTGCCGATCATGATCGATGCGGAAACTGGCCAGAATTATGACTATGAGTCTTCCATCGATGAAAATACCTATAACCGGATCAAACTGGTTTATGACAATGAGGATGCCGGGAAGCGGGAGGTTTATATCGCACAGGATTCATCCAATATCAACAGGTGGGGGATTTTACAGTATTTTGATGCGCTGCAAAAGGGAGAAAACGGACAGGCAAAGGCGGACGCGTTATTACAGCTTTACAATAAGGAGACGCGGACGCTGACAATCAAGGATGCCGCCGGAGACTCCCGGGTGCGCGGTGGATCGCTCGTTGTGGTGCAGCTTGATCTCGGCGACGTGAAGATTCAGAATCTCATGTTGGTGGAAAAATGCGTTCACAAGTACGGCGAGAGCAAACACACAATGGATTTGACAGTATCGGGAGGTGATTTTAGTGCATGACGCAAATGATTTTGTCCGGGCGGTGCAGCAGGTATCGACGAATGCGAATGATGCCGGATATCCGGCTACGGTGATGTCCGGGACGGTAACATCCGCCAGCCCTTTAAAAATCAAAATCGAACAGAGATTTGAGATCAGCGGAAGCATGTTGATTCTGCCGGAACATTTGAAAGAGCGTGAAATCAAGGTGACAGTAAAGCCGACACATACCGAGGACGGCGGTACGCCGGAGCATAACCATGAATATGGCGGCGAATTAACGGTGACGGTACATAGCGGTCTGAGCGTTGGTGACAGCGTGCAGGTGGTCCGGCAGCAGGGCGGGCAGAAATATCTTGTAATCGGGAAGGTGGTGTAAGCATGATACCGGTATCAAACCAGTTGAAAAACGTCGAAGTGGTAGAACAGCCGTCCCTCTGTCCGAGAATGATCGTGGAAAGTGAACGGATCATAGGGCAGTGCGATGATGTCGAAGCGATTAAGCAGGCGATCTATAACATTCTGAATACCGAGCGGTATCAGTATATTATTTTTTCGTGGGACTATGGTGTGGAACTTAAGGATCTGTTCGGAAAACCAATCGATTATGTTATGCCGGAGGTAGAGCGGCGCATCACGGAGGCTCTGGTGCAGGATGACAGGATTGATTCATGCGACAGTTTTGAGTTTGAGAAAAAAGGAAGAAAATTGCTGGTTACGTTCGTTGCTCATACGAAATTTGGAAGCGTTCCGGCACAGAAGGAGGTGGATGTATAAGTGTACGAGGAGCAGACGTTTGATGCAATTATGCAGAGGATGCTTGAGCGCATTCCGGATACGCTGGATAAGAGAGAAAGCAGTCCTGTATATATGGCGCTTGCACCGGCGGCGGTCGAATTGGCATCGCTGTATGTTGGATTTGATTGCATGCTGGCGGAGACATTCGGCGATACAGCATCGCGGGAGTACCTGATCCGGTTATGTGCGGATAGGGGTATCACACCTAAGACAGCTACGTATGCGGTACTGGAATTAGAGTCGGATGTGGAGGTACCGGTCGGAACACGGTTTACCGGCGGGGATCACATTTATAAGGTAACTGCAAGCGGACAGGTAACCTGTGAGCAGCCGGGGGCTGCCGGGAACGAATACCTGGGGGATGTTATCCCGGTGGAGTATGTGATGGGGCTCACGACGGCAAAACTTACGCGTGTGTTGATCTACGGAGAGGACGACGAGGATACCGAAACTCTTAGATTGCGGTATCAGGAATCTTTCAATGAACGGGCTTTTGCCGGGAATGCAAAGGACTATCATGACAAAACACTGGGAATAGCAGGAGTTGGCGCTGTTAAAGTGATCCGGGCATGGAATGGTCCGGGAACGGTCAAACTTGTGATTTTAGACAGTGTTTTCGGAAAGGCAACGGATGTATTGATTCAGACGGTGCAGAAAGAATTTGACCCGAATAAAGACGGGCATGGCGATGGCCTTGCACCGATCGGGCACGCGGTGACAGTTGACACCGCATCCGAAGTCACTGTTAATATTGCGGCGACGATAACCTATGATAACGGGTATGACCTTAATACCTGCAAGACCCAGATCGAGACAGCCATAGAGGAGTATTTTGCCGGACTTAGAAAGAACTGGGAAAATCAGTCAAAACTGGTTGTGCGGATTGCGTCTATTGATGCAGCGATCATGGGAGTGAAAGGCGTGGTAGATGTGACCGGTACAACGCTTAACGGCGGGGGAAACGTCGAGTTAACAGAATATGAGATCCCGGTGCTGGGGGTGGTTACTTATGGCTGATCGTTATATCAATCTTAAGGAACTGCTCCCTTTGTATTTGCAGGCGTATAAGGAACTTGCCGCACCTATGGATGCGGAAACACCGGAGTTCCAGATAATTGAGGCGGAACATAACAGGATCATTGCCAACCGTTATATCGTGACCTGCGATGAGGAGGGCATTGTTCGATATGAGCAACTCATGGGAATCCAGCCCAAGGCAGATGATACGTTGGAAGACCGGATTTTCAGATGCATAACAAAGTGGAATGTGTGTCTGCCGTACAATTATGCTTTCCTCGATCAAAAGTTAAGGGAACTATGTGGAGCTGAATATACGTTGGATCTGGACATTGCTGGCCAGACCGTAACAGTTAAAGTGGGACTTGCGCAGAAGAATCAGTATGATGTGGTCGCGGAAATGCTGGAAGAGATAGTTCCATGCAACTTACAGTTGAATCTTTCTTTACTGTACAATCAGTACCAGGCGCTTAAACCATATCCACATATTATTCTGGCGCAGTTTACACATTGGGAATTGCGGAATTTGAGCATCCCCCGGAATTTAAGTGCTGCGGTAGAGAATATAGCGGCGTATACAGTGGATGATCTGGCACGCTTCACAGTGGAAGAGGTTGCGGATATAGGAATCAGAAAGAAGGTATGAGATGAAACTTACGGATTTATTCAAATTCAAGCTGTTTGAACGAAAAGACGTTGCAGATCTGGCGGTGGTCAATGAGAACTTCCAGACGGCGGAGAGCGAGATTGACAAGCGGCTGCTCAAAACTGCGGTGCAGAACACGAACACAGTCACAGAAGCGGGATATGCACTGGATGCCAGACAGGCGAATCCGAATGTTAAGGGATCGCTGGCTGAACTGATTGCGGCGTTGAGCGAAATGTTGACAAGTCATAAAAGCTCTGGCGATCATGATAGCAGATATTATACAAAAACAGATATGAATACGATGCTTGCCAGAAAAGCTGATAGCGAGCACAACCATGACAAGGTGTATTATACAAAAGCATTTGTTGATGGTCTGCTTGCGTTGAAAGCAGACCTTACACATTATCACGATAACAGGTACTATACTGAAGCGGAGACGGATGCAAGAATGGCAAAGGCAGCTCGATATGTGGGCTTATATGAACAGGAGATTACGTTGGCAGCGGGCGGGGAATTTTACCAGGCAATTCCAAGTACGTATCAGAATGGGGGATATATTTATTTTATAAACTGCTCGGGTAACTCGTTGAATTTCACGGCCAACATGGAAGGATATAATATGGCTGTGAAGAATAGGGGCGCAAGTACGCTGGCAACTCGAGTGCAGGTGTATTTTTTTAGCATTGGCGTATAAATCAAGAAGAAAGGGAAAAAGTATATGAAGTTGAAAACCTCAAAAGACACTTACGAAATTGTAAGTGCAAACCATGAAAACGGAAAATTGAATATTGTATTTGAAAACCAGTCCTGCGAATCTTTGCAGGATATTTTTTCGGTCAAAAATGATCTGGCACGGCTGGAGATTTATGATCATGATGAGCGGACCAGCATTATCACTGAGTATGTGGTGCTTGAACGTGTGGTGCTTGAGGATAATCATGCGACGGTAGTTCTCGGAAGAGAAAGTGATGACTATTCGCAGCGCGTCACGGATCTGGCATCAAAACTTGCGGAGGCATCGGCAACCGCATCGGAGATGGCGGAAACAGTTACCGCGACAAATAAGACGGTTGATGGAAATACAACCGATATTCAGAAGCTTGCTGCCGATATGGATTATCTGGCTATGCAGATGGAGGTGACATTGGATGAGTAAACATTATGAAAAGGTAAAAGGATATTATGACAAGAAACTTTGGAGCAAAACCCGTGTGTACAATGCGGTAGGAAAGTGGATCACAGCCGGGGAATATGAGGAGATCACCGGGGAGACATATGAGGAACCGGCGAAGAAAAGTGCCGAGGAAGATACAACTATGATGTAGGAGGAGAATCATGAAACAGACGGAGAATTATGGCTTTAACGTACCGGAGGAACATGAATTTTATGATGTTGCAGTGCAGAACGAGAACTGGGAGAAGTTAGATGCGGCTTTAACACAAATCGAGAGCCGGCTGCAGGAAATTGCAGAAGCAAAACAGTAACAGAACCATAGTCATAGCGCCGAACAATTGATCTTTTTGATCGAACGTCC